GGCCCCTTAGGGCCCTCCCGCGGTGTTTCGTGAGCACTGCTATACTGGCTGGAAAGCCCAGTACAGTTATACTCCCATACGGGGTTAGAAAGGCTTGTAAAATGACTCTCGACAGAACCACTACGTCCGGCTTAGGCTGGAAGGCCCGTGTACGTCGCGTAAGTCCAGGTGCTTCATCGCACCTGAACCTCGAGACGAAAAACGGTGTCCCAGTCGCTGGGCGTAATGGAGTCGAATCAGACCTCAGGAATGAGGCCCAAGCAATTCTAACGCAGTCCAATCCTATCCGATACTTGGGTAAGAAAGGACATTTGGAGGAGATTGGAGGTCCGTTCGAATCTTATAAGGTTCGAGCGGAACTCGGTGAATGGGCTCCTGAGAGATTATGGGATACGTCTGGTGGTAGAGATACCACCATCGTGCCTATGGCTGCGTCAGAACTGGGAACAGTTCTAAACGTCATCCAGAAAGCATCCGGGTATGACCCGGGTATCCAATCTCAGGTGATCAATAAGATCAAGCAACAGGTACCTCCTAGGATATCGGATTCAACACTCGATATCTGGGGTACCCAAGTAATTGCTTCGATCTCACCCAGTAACCCCGTCGCAGATCTGTCAACAACGTTGGCAGAGCTTGCTTCCGAAGGAAAATTCTTTGAACTACCTTCGGAAAAATCCACGCTCAGTGGGGGCTATCTGAACTATCAGTTCGGTATAGCACCAACTGTTGCGTTTGCCAAAGATATGCGAAAAGCAGTCAAATATCGTGATACGATAATTGAAGGCTATGAGCGTAACGCCGGCAAAAGGATAAGACGGCAATACAACCCAAAACCGATCGTCGATACGACGACAAGGCAGGTGCGCACAAGCGCCCCGCTTTGGGCTTACGGATTAGGATCCGTGGCCGCGGATGTTGGGTCGATCGGAACGTGCACGGTGACAACCAAAACCCAAACATGGTATTGGTTTTCAGGCTGCTTCACCTATTACCTCCCCAAAAGGGATACAATAGGAGGAGACTTGGCCAGGCTTGATCATTTGTACGGGGTTAACCCCCTTAACAATCTTCAAGCTACCGCGTACGAACTGACTCCTTACAGCTGGCTCGCAGACTACTTTACATCTGCCGGAGCGTATCAGAAGAATATTGATGCGTTCCGTGGAGATGCTCTGGTCATGCCCTATGCCTATGTGATGGCAGATCAAACCATTACACAGGAGTTTGAGTGGACAGGTACCGTTAAGAAAGGTAACCAATCCATCCCTAGGACATACACCGGGAGGCTATACAAGAAAACCTCCCAAAGAAGGCGAGCTACACCGTATGGTTTCGGCAAAGATTCATCTTCGCTTACCGCGAAGCAGTTGTCGATTCTCACGGCACTCGGCATTAGCCGAGTGTTCTGACCATTTTGGTCAGTGCAAGAACCAACTCTGCATCCTGTAGGGTTGGGTAGAACCCCCTCCGTCGACCGACGGGGGGAACCTCACAGAAGGATCGCATTCGCATGTTTTCTGAACCACAGTCCGTGACCGTATCGGGGGCGGCCAAGAGCCTCCCTCGTGTACAGTTCGGTGACCGGTCGGGGGTGTTCGAAAATCTGAACATCTCCCCCAGTTTCGCCTTGAAGCTTATCCATCAACTGGGTAAGCGGAATAGGCGCACGGTCCGGTTGGACACCACCAAGAGTGCTGCCGACCCGTTTCAGACGGATCGGAATACACAGTACTCCATGTCAGCCTATCTCGTGATTGACCACCCTCCGGTGGGCTACACGAGCGCGGAGGTCGAGGCTAACGCCAAGGCCCTCGTTGACTGGCTGGCTGTTGCCGGCAACCTCACCAAGGTTGTCGGTGGTGAGTCCTAAACCACGCGGTTCAGGTACATGCGACGGATCTTCGCGACCCCCAGAAAGGGGCACGAATGAAAAGCCGAAGCGAGATTTGGTTGACGGCTCTTGAAGAGCTCGGAAACCAGTGCTCGGTCGACACCGCACGCGACGCAGAAACTTGCGTGCGCCGCGCAACACAAGAGGGTGACACCTTCTTTAAGGTCACCCTTCCTCAGTTTGCTAAGGACCTTGAAAGGTCTTTGGCAGCTGGGCATGTCCCGACCGACAGCTTTGTTGGTTGGGCACGGTCTGTGCGCAATGTGTTCGTTGTCAGCGATGATTCTTATATTGCTGATAACGAGCGCACCGCAAATCAGCCGTGCTTGCACCAACTTCGAGCTGGAGGCGGAAACCCCCGATTCTTGGGTGGATTCCTGGACCTTGTGTTCGTGGATGATCGGGTCGTCAGCGAATCGACATGGGATGGTGCGATCGAATGGCTTCTGCATGAAGCCACAGATCGCAAAATGCCATCTCACGTCAAGCGGTCAATCGCTGATCTCCTCCCGCCGGTCCTGTCTGACTTCGTGTCAGATGGGCTCGACGGCTCCAAACCGGCATTCATAACGCCGAATGAGGAAAGGGAGATTGACGAGGCCGCTAGTGCGATTCACGCCATCAGGCAGCTTTGCCTGATGTTCTCGAAAGAGAAAGAGCTACCAGCTCAGCGTGACATTGATAATGAAATCGCACGATTCGTTGATATCGATAACGAATTGGAGATACCACTCATGCAGAGTGGGTTGCCTGGGATCGACGCTGAGCCCCACCCTGTCCAGAAGTGGGCAGAGTTGGGCCAGCAGGCACACTCAGATAACCCGGAGGTCTATAATCTAGACTTTCCGAGACCTGAGCGTGCGATCGATCGTCGATACACATGGGAAAGGGAAGAACTCCCCGTACCAAATATCGACAACACGTATCACCATCTAGGTAACGGTGTCTACCGTTATTCCGACAATGGTGTGTACGTCTACCAGGGCGAGTTTATCGACGAGCGTTACGCTCGTTGGTTGCTCGCACGCGCTAAGTGAACGGGGTCTTTGATCTCTTCCGAAAGGGAGAGACGAGACTCCAGGATACGAGGCACGTTTTTAATCTCCTCTTTGGGCGCGTTCTATCAGAACTCGACGGCATGATCTATGCCGGCGAGTTGCGTCCAAAGCACGGACCCGGGTCAACTGCTGACGGCCTCTACGGCAATCAGAAGTGGACTTTGCCCTCTTGGCACGAAAGGCTGGAGACGCTGTTTCCATACGTGGATTACGGCATCCCCAGTTATAAGTACTGGGAGGAGCAGTTCGGGACCGAGTTCGTTATGCCCGAGGACGAGCCGCCGGCGAAGCTGACGGCCGTCGCGAAGACGCATGGGAAGCCACGCTTGATCTCGATTGAGCCTACTGTGATGCAATATATACAGCAGGCGATATCGGTACCATTGCGTGTTCTGCTTGAGAGGGATTCCCTCTGCAAGCACTTCATTGGATTCGAACAGCAATGGCCTAATCAGGCCATGGCTTGTATCGGATCCGAAGATGGTTCGCTCGCAACGCTCGATTTGAGCGAGGCGAGTGACCGCATCCCAAACTGGTTGGTCGAAGACCTCGTCCAAGATTATCCTCATTTCGGTGAGGCGATCGAGGCATGTAGGTCCTCTCGCGTCCAGTTGCCTTCTGGAGAGATTCATTCACTCCGGAAGTTTGCGTCAATGGGCAGCGCCCTTACATTCCCAATTGAAGCGATGGTGTTCACCGCTGTCGTTTTTGAGGGGATCTTCAGGGCGTCGAACATACGACCCACCCCGGGCGCCTTCAGGCGTTACCGGGATCAGGTGCGTGTCTATGGGGACGATATCATTGTTCCCACAGATATGGCCGAAACCGTGATCGATTCACTTGAAGCCTTCGGGTTTAAGGTGAATCGCAACAAGTCTTTCTGGACTGGTTCGTTCAGAGAGTCTTGCGGTAAGGAGTACTGGAAAGGGATGGACGTATCCATCGTTCGTTTCCGGAAAAGTCTCCCTACGTCACGGCACGACGTGGATGAAATCGTCTCTACGTCGGCTACACGTAACTTGCTTTACAAAGCAGGTATGGTGCAGCTGGCGTCTAAACTAGACGACCTATTGATGGATGTCCTTGACGGACTATATCCATGGGTCGCTGAGACGAGTCCCATCTTAGGGCGCATCCACCATTCTGGCCTATACCAGGCCGATGGATGGGACGATGCGCTGCATGCCCCCTTTGTTAAGGGGTATGCAGTTGAACCAAAGATCCCAGATAATGAGATCGATGGACATCATGCCCTTATGAAGGTCTTCTCTGGTGAATCCCCTGCGAAGGGAAACATCAAAGACATCGACCGGGAAGTTGAACTTCTTTCGAAGCTCGACGACTGGCGATGCTGGATAGATTGGGTTTTCCCAAACACAATCGACCCAGAGCACCTCACACGCAGTGGACGCCCCTTCGCCGTTAGCATAAAGCGAAGGAAAGGCCGGCCTTTCTAACAGAGAGGCTGGTGCTGGGGGGGACCCCAGCATGAGGAGGTGAAAGCTTCCTCTTCCGCTCCGTTAAACGAGC